AAAAGTGTAAAGATATACATCATCTAAATTTGGATCATTCTCAGCACCTGTAGCTATCGCTGTTGCAAAGATTTGATCTCCATCTTTCGTCCACACTTCTCTTGCACTAGGTCGTTCGACCTGCGGTTGTCTTAGGTCTTCTCTTCCTTTATTTATTTTTGCTATACCACCCATGTAAAACTCCTTAAAATATCGTTTTATTTAACATAACGTTACGTAATGTCTGAGGATTATAAATTTCTTGAACATCTTTATAATTATCAGGTAACGTAAGATATGATAACAGAAATCTGTCTTTCATGTCAACTGTAGCTTTCTCTATACCTCGTGCTCCCGCTTCATCATTATCAAGGGCTAATACCACCTCGGAGGGGTTTAGTTTACTGAGCAAATTGATCTGATTTTTTGAAATACTTGCTCCCAAAACAGCCACACTAGAATAACCATGTTGATTTAGCCACATGCAGTCTAGAGCCCCCTCAACTATATAAAGCATATCTGTGTTATACAATTGGTTTATTCCAAATAAGACCTTAGATTTTGAGAACCCTTTAGTAAACAAATACTTAGGTATGGCAGATCTTCTACGTGTTATCCATCCCTTTACATTAGAATCCATATCTTCTACAGGAATCATAAAATCCCCATACTTATTGGTTTTACACCCCCACTTTAATATCGATTCATAAGAAAAGCCCCTATTATAGATCCAATGATTGTCCTCTATGTCTAAAGTAACCTCTGGAACACTCACGGTATCTGCCTGTTCGTTATCTGATACCTCATCAAACCAATTAAAATCTAAGTCATAGGTCTGAACTTGGAAGTCTTCGTTGAGTTCTTCCCAAGATTTACCAGTATATTTCTTTATAAAGTATTTTAGTCCCCCTTGACCACAACCAGCAAAGCAAATCCACACTCCTTTATCAAGGTTTATAGAACAAGACTCTCGTCTGTCTTCATGAAAAGGGCAATGAATAATTATTTGCTCTTCGTTTGGTATGGCAACTCCATATTTTATAAGTATAGAGTACCAATCTACCACTATCTATCCCTTTTGTTTTTTCTTAGAAATAAAACTACTTCGTTTCGATAACCATTCTCGTCTGTGGCAATTCCTTTTCTAATATCACCTACAGTAATGTCAATCATTGGTCGCCCATCTCCCTTACTTCGAGTAGATTTTACGATTATGTTGTTATCAGAATTATCGTCAGTTGAATTAAACCAATCAAATATTCCCATTATAAGCCTCCTAGCTTAGTATTCGTCCCATCTATAGTCAGGAACTTCTTCTATATTACCATTGTCTACTGCCCATTGCATAACCGTTGTGTCTTTAGCTAATTCACCATCTCTATATTTCTGAAATTGAACCAGTCTCTTCTGATCATCTTGTTCGATACCACACATGGCTAAGGCTACGTCAGCTGCTCTTATCAAAGCATCTCCAAAGGCTACTTGATTTGCTTTCGGAGGAGTAAACATGTCCGTTGCTGCATCTCGTGTAGCTTGGGGAGTGACAAAAATTGGTGTGTTTGTCGATGTAGCTAAATTTTTTAGCCCATAAAATAACTGGTGGGATTGCTCCNATGCAGCTTTCTTAGGATCGCTGGTGCCCACCAAATAAACACCATCAATTACTACGAACTCAGGGCTATGTTTCCTTACTAACCCTGCAATTGCATTCATAGATATACCCATTTGACCTGAAATATGGTCACATACTAATAAAGAACCTGCATTTGATTCTTCTAAAAACTTAGTATACTCTTCCTCGTCTATCGGATCCCCATATCTTAATGATCTGTGGGAAAGATTATAACCCATCAATTTTGCTAACACTACATCTAGCCTCATACTAATAGCCGTACTAGGCATTTCTGTAGAAATAAATAAAGTTCTGTGATTATTAAACACAGATACAGCTGCTGCGTGCACACATAACCATGTCTTACCAATAGTAGGACGTGCAAAAGCAGATATTAACTCGCCGGGCATCCACCCAACACCAGTTTGATTAATGGTTTGAAAGCTAGTTGGAATCCCCATTAATCCATCCCCAAGCTTTCTTTTATCCGTACGTTCTCTCCACTCATCTAATCTAGTAAGCTTACCGCTATCGTATGAAAAAACATCTTCATCATAAACCACTTCAATGTCTGTTAGACCTACCATAAGATTAGCTAAAGCTTTCTTAGGATTGTCTTTGACCAATTCTCTCTGTTCTTGAACTGTTTTTATGATAGTGCGTTGTAATACTTGATCTTTGAACTGCTCAATAGCATACTCAAAATTAACAGAATTAGCTGTGGGGTCAAGTTCGGGATAGTTTTCTAGTAAAACTTCTTCAGAAGCAAACTCTCCATACTTATCAAAATGATTAACAACGAAATTATAAGCACCCCCGTGCCTTGCAAAGTCTTTTTCGGTGTGTTTAAATGTACGTAAGTTAGTTTTGTTGTCCAAATTTAGAATAATTGCGGACTCAATATATTCAAAACTAGCCATCTTTATCGTTCTCCTTTGTGTAAAGCACCCTATTTTTATCAGAATATACTAAATAGTCTACGTTAGAAATGGGGAGCATGTCAACTTCTTGTTTAGCATCTTCAAAAGTAGGGTATTCCCCATGAGTCCAAAAATCTCCATTATGTCCATGAGCAATAACTCTAAACTTATTATCAACCTTTTTGTTCTTAGGTTTTTGAATCAAACGTCCTGACCTTCTCATTCTTCTAGGCATCTTCGTCCGTATCACTTTCTTGTTGCAGTTTGTCTCTAAGTCCTTGTCTAACTTTGTATGCTGATTCACCTAAATCCTCAGTGATCTCTTCCATAGTTAAACCTTCTAATTTTAATTGAAGAAATAACTTTTCTTTATTTGCTAAATTCTGTGAATCTACCCACAGACTAATATCTACCTCTTCTTGATAGTGATTTGGATCTGTAAGTGCTCTAATAATTTCAGCTGGAGTAGTTTCATAAATATCGGTCATATCAATACTTCTAGAATTAAGTTGACGCTGTGCTTTATTTATTAAAGTTCTAATGGTGTTAACTAAAGATGTGTGTAGATAAGTATGAAAAATTGCTCCCTTATCTGGATTAAATGCTTTAGCTGCTTTTACAAGTGAAATTCTAAGTTCTTGTGCTATATCTTCCTTATCAAGCCCCGCAATATAAGAAGTAGACTCCATTTTTTGTATTTTAGGTTCCCATTGGGTTATTAAATCATCGTTTATATCCATACAATCTGCGTTCAGTATGATAGCATTCTCCACTACAATACATTCTATCATATCCACGATTATATTTCTGTACTATTTGAGATCGTTTTCTGTAGAATGGGACTCTACAATAATGGCAATTTACTTTGATGTTATAATATTGGAAATGGCATGAGCCATCATGTACTAATTTTGTACTTAACTCGCCACATATTTTACAATGACGAGCATCTTTCATTCTTTTGGCTCTTAAACTAGGAACATTGTTCTGTTTCAGTACTTTATATATATACTGTCTAGATACTTTAAACGCATTTCCTATTTGTTGAAGAGTGTCGTGAGGATTGTCGTATCTATACTGTATGATTTTAGAAGTCTGAGACTGACGCTTTTTCTTCATGTGCTTTAACCCAATTGGCTACTAGAGTTTTGAGTTTATTAGACAAATAAGTTGCATCAATATCCCCAGTTTCATCTAAGGCTTTTATTGTTGGCGAAGCTGCTACTATTCTAGTCCATTGTGCATCTGTAAATGATACTGTTACATCTGGCATTATTTATTCTCCTTTAGTTCTTTTATTTCATCTTTTAATTTTTTCATCTCTGATAACAATAATACTGATAATTTTTGATAACTTATGCTTTCTGCCAATCCATTTTCATCATAATTTACTATTTCAGGATATATTTTTTCAGTTTCTTCTGCAATTAGTCCAATATCTTTTTTACCCGGATGAGCTGATTTATCATTCCAATCAAATGTTACTGGTCTAAGGTCATAAATATTAGAAGTATCGGTTTCCATATCTACAACATTATCTTTAAATCTTATAGATGATGTTTCTCTAATTAGCAAATCTGATGCAACATGTACATTAGTACCACTTCCTGAAGCCCAACTATCAACATACAAACCACCTGAACTAATTTCTAACTCTTTATTACCATTACAAGTTATTGATATAGTATTAGCAGCCCCACTATAAATTCCTGTATCAGCGTCACCAAATGTTAATGATGCAGCACCAACAGCTCCAGCTGTGAGGTTATGATAAAGAGAATATATACGAGAATAAGGGGCTATAGCATTAGAAGCATTAACTCCTATAAAAGCATAAGGGTCACCGGCAGTTCCATCTCTGTCTCCTTCGGGATACATAACTGCATACTCACTACCACCAACTGTATATTTAGCAAACCGATGTTCATTAATTTCTGCGGTTGTACCCGGTGGGATTTGAACTACTGCATCAGCAGTGTCATTAAAATACATACGTGGGGTTACAGTAGATGCATCATTATCAGTAGTAGATATTATTACTGCTCCACTATTATATCCCATAGCCCCATAGTGAGTAGAACCATTCATTATTTGAAACCCTAATAATTCTCCATCTGCTACAAAACCATCAGAACCCATACTACAGTTACCAAATGTTCCTGTCGAGCCCGTTATAGAACCGACAACTTCCACAGCACTTCCAGTCCAACGTAAATAAGAAGAACTAGATCCTATATCGAATCGAGGGGTTCCTGAATTATTTTCTAAAATATATCCAGTCCCGCTTCCATAAGAAGATTTTCCTGCCATTATTTGTCCGGCAGCATTCATGGTAACTCCAGTCATTTCAGAAGTTATTGAGGTTGTAATAGTTCCAGATGCTATTTTTGCTGCTGTTATTGCATTAGCTTGTATAGTATCAGCCGTAATAGCCCCTGCAGAGATTACACCAGCTGATATAGTAGCTTCATTACCTGTAAATGGGAACATAGATGGTGAATCTGATCCATCATCTGAGCTTGCAACCTTTACCATACACAGTAAAACACGATCATCTTTATACACATCAGTATAATCATTAGTAATTACCAGTGTTGATGAAGCACTATCCCCTACAGATTTATATATATAGTTAGTTCCAGCGGCTAAAGTTACCTTACCTGCAGCAACTGAAGAACTATTGCCTAAACTTGAAGTGCCTGTAGCACTATGTGCAATTGCCTCTGTGTCATCATCTGAAAAAGATAGGGTAGCATTACTACCAATCGAACCTGTTTGTCCAAATTTTATCTTATTATATTCCCCTGATGTACCAGTAGCTTCAAAACTAATATTAGATGTCCATGGTTGTATACCTTTTTTAGATAACGCCGCAGTCATTGTGTTATTAGAGATGGTTGCGAACCCTTCTAACACATTAGGAACAAAGTTTTTTACTTGAACTCTCATAGTAAATAGAGCTTCACCTGATGAATATTTACATTCAGCTATAATTTTATAGTCTTCAGGATCTCCAGTAGTTACTGTAGAAGCATAACTTGATGCTTGTATAGTTCGTAGATTACTTTCTCCCTTTATATAGTAAACATAGTAAAGTCTACCATCGGCGTTCATATCCCCATTAAGACCATACGTAGCATCATCTGTAGAATCTGCAGCTATATCATACTTTTTATCCCCTATATACAATTTACCAGAGGCTGTAGAACCTGCAGAACCATTCCATTTTACTTTTCCTGCCCCATTAGTAGCAAACTCTAAATCAGTTGATATATTTGGATCTTGTGTTAATGGTGATGCTATTGGAAGATTTACTTCTTCCGACATAGAATCCGCCATAGCTGCCGCAAAGTTTTTCTTTTCGTGTCCACCTTCTCTAGCTCTCTCAGCCCCTACTAATGAATAGTTAGAACTAGAAACCCCATTGTCTTCTGAGTACTTAATTTTAGTTACTAACATGTTAATATTAAGATTAGATAAATCATTTCGTACTTTTACTATATCTCCAGCTCTAACTGGAACATAATAACGTAATGTGTCTGATGCGGATATACTACCTGTCATATAAGAACTTACAGTCGTACTAGTTACTTCTTTTATATACCCATAAGTACTTGTTGGCTGACTATTAGAATCTAATTTCATTACAACCATGCCTGCATGCAATCCATAGGATTGTGGATTTACACTACTACTTAAAGTCATTACGTAAGGATTAGCTAAATTAGCATTAGTACCTGATACACCACTAGGACTATTATCAATATAAAAATGAGGTGAGTCATAAGTTCCTATATCTGCTCTTACTTGGGTTGTAGTTTGTCTTTGTAGTTTAGCTACTATTTTTTCTCTTAATGCGTCCCCACTTGATTCAGCACCTACAGTCATATTTAAATTTCTATTAACACCCATAGTGTTTCTAACCCTACTTCTAAGTTTAAAGTTAGAACCTGTGGTTGTTTGACCAACCCAAACTAGACTGTCTGTACCTGTTTGCCAAATATGATCATTTTCAAGTATGTTTTTATCTATATCAGATAATAATATATAAGCTGTATCACTTGCTCCTACTGTACCCGTATCACTGAGGTATTGAATTCTTGCTACATCTCTTGCATAAAGTGTTTGACCTGATGAATGTGGTGTAGCTACAGTTGCTGAGGTTACATCATGAGGAGCAATATCATGTCCTCTATTTAGTTCTACTTCTGTAGAGCTAGTAATTGAGTCGACTGTTAAAAATTCTGTTGCCCCCGANCCACTGCTTTGGGTAGTNTCTAATACCTGCCCTACATACATTCCGGCAGTGCTTGCAACAGTAAAAGTTTTTTCTGTAAGACCTGTAGTAGTTGCTGTCAACGTTGTTAAAGCTACCTTTAGGTATTCAGCACTGTCTGTACCCGCTACATCTCCCCCAATATTTTTACCAGTACACACAAAACTAGAACCATTTGTAACTGTGTGAACTCCAACTAATTCAAACATTGAATCTTTAGAAGAAGCTATAGTATCTCCATTAGGAGCTATATTAGTTTCTACATGAGTTAATACTACCCCTGTAAATATTTCACTTTTTGGTCTAGTAATGTCATGTGAAGTCATTAAGTGACGCTGACCCGTGGTAGAAAAACCCCCTGAACTGCTTGTGTCTGGTGATGGTAAATCTATACTTAAACCATATGTTGCTGGTTGAGTTGCAGGTCTTGTACCTCTTTTGAAATAATTAAAATAAGCTTGAGGCTTTTCAGCTGACGATGGGGCTTCTTGATAGTTCCCATCTAAATAATAATCATACCCAAACTCTTGCCCTGCAGAAACTGCGTTATGAGGATCTTCAGCACCTAAGTTTTGAATGTGCGTTAAAACAGATTTAACTCCCCTACTGTTAAGTTTATATACAAAAGATTGTTTATACTTTTGAACAGATTCTACAAACCTTGAATCCGATGAATTTGCATCCCCCGGATGATCTATATTTTTAGAGTTTTGAGTTATAAACGATTTTATAAGCCCACCCCTAGAACTTACTAAACCATTCCACCATTCATGTTCAGTATCTTTAGAATCGGTGTTTTGTACGGAATCATATAAATTTGCTCCTACTGCTACACGATAGTTGTATGCTCCTTTTGTAGTGTTATCTTTTAATTCCAGTAAATAATCCGTGGCTTCAACTCTTAAAATCATTCCTTGATTTTGATCAAATTCTTCTGCTGTTGTTGTTACAACGCCAGAAAAAATAACTCTGTATGAAGAACCATCTCTTATTTTTATAGGCGTAAAGTCTCCTAAAACTCCTGTAAAGGGACCTTTAGAGTTTGAACCAGTGTTAGAAAATGGATTACTAGATTGGTTAGAAATCTTTATGTGAGCTGTTTGTGGGGCATGTAAATGATCGTTTATAGTAAGTCCACGAACGGCTGTAGTAGTGGTGCCTGATATATTCATATCAACCCACGCACTCCCATTCCAATATGATATTATGGCACGTGAGGAAGGCATTAGCTTATATCACTCCTCCATTTAGAAACTAACTGGATACTGTACTGCCATCTATCTTCCATAGCCGGAGCTACTGTAAACTGCATTTGTTGTATGGCAACGTGGTAAATACCTCCACCTGTTGATACAGTTCCTGACGTAGATATAGGAGTAGCAGCATTACCGACTTCAATTTGCAAGTCAGTGCTGTTAGGATCTAAAAGTAATAATTTTTCTTCAAAAAAGTTTTTATAAGGTACGTAATATTTTTGTCCTGATATAGTTATATATTCCATATCCCAAAAGTTTGTATCATCATTTCCAGATGCATCTTGTGGGGTGTTATCAACTATTCCTGAAATAGTAATTGTAGGTCTCGACATTCGGATATCAAATATTTCTGGAGACAACGATGGAACAGGAATTTGCATAGGAGTTCTAGAAATTGCTACACTAAGTTGTTCTACTTTTAAAGCAAATCTATTAGTAGCTCCTGAGTGACTTCCATCTCTGAGTAATACCGCTAATTGTTCTGCCATTAAGGACCTCCGCCAAGTGAAGCTCCTGTGTCAAATAATCGTGCTTCTTGTTGTACGGTAACTTTTTGGCTACTAGAATAGGCTGATTGAGGATCAACGTCTATTCCGGCTCCCGCTGTGATCTCTACTTCTACTTTAGTAGAGTCGCCATTACCAGAATCCCCACCAAAGCCTAAGCCTTTAAAGAAGCTTCCTAAAATTCCCCCTCCTTCTACCAGTGAACTAAACATCCTCTTAATAGCATCTATAATACTACTTATCCAACTAAATGAAGTAAGCCAATCCCACGCAGTGGTTATCATCTCCCCTATCCAATTAAACATTGGCATAATAGGTTCTAACAGTTCCTTAAAAATTTCAGAATACATCCCCCAAAAGAAGTCAAATATACCACGTATAATTTTTCCTGCTAATTCAGCTAAGAAAGTAGCTATGTCTATAAGAAGTTTTACCCATCTTAATGGATTAATTGCAAACTTTATAACTTCCCAAGCCATGCCTAAAAGAAATTTATATAGTTTGCCATACAAATCCCCTACAATTCTGCCAAAAAATTCCATAAGTCCATTAGATGTGTTCCAAACGTCACTAAAATATCCTGTAATTTTACTGATTAAGTCTGCAAGTTTTGGAATCCCACTCCCCATCCACGTCAATAACTTAGCAAAAACAGGCATTAGTGGCATCAACATGATATCAACAAAAGCACCTAAGATTTGAAATAAGGATCCTGCAACACCAGCCATAAGCTGTGATTGTTTTGCAATAGCACCAGAAGAAAACTGAATACCAGTAAGTTTTTGAAGAGACTTTTGAGCAGTTACTCTCATACTTTTAGGACCTTTTATAATCCCATCTCTAACAGCCTTATCTTGAGCAGATTTAGCAACCGATCCTGCGGCTTGTCCTATTGCACCACGCACTCCTGCTGAGGCAACTCCTCCCGCAGCCGAACTCATAGCTCCCATTACTGCTCCTAATATAGGTATANCCATCTAAAACCTCCCCTTACCGAAAGAAGATTTAGCTTGACTTGCAGCCAGCTCTCTTGCTTGTTCTTCATTTTGTTTTTGTTGTATAGCCATCTCACTCGCAATTATTATATCTATTTCATTTATTGACAAAGTCATAATCGTCTCATACGGAATCCCCATTTTTAAGAGTTGTACCAAAGTCATCCAGTGCTGGTATGCTATAATTTCGCTTACCGATACTGATTTTGGATCTCTAAGCCAACCTAGGATTCTTTTTTTATTTCGTCAGGATTGCTACCCCCTTCACCGCCAAAAGCAGTTGGAACTAACGATTCTAACGCTCCGCCTAATCTTTCATCAATTGATACTAAAAAAGACTCTGTTGTCGCTCCCCATGGAGCATCAATAATAATCTCTTTTAACATCTCTTTCATATATCTTTCAGCATTGAATGACTGTACTCCATCTTTTCCAAGTGATATACAATTTGAAACAATTTGATTTCGTTTATTCCAAGACAATTGTTTTACAGTTATCTCTAACTCGTCACCTGTTTCAGCGATCGTTATAATCTTCTTCTCGTTTGATGGGCTTATCTGATACTTACTTATGTCAAATGCTTTTCTATTCTGAGCCATGTGTTCTCCTTACTTTATGGGTATACTGGTTGAGTATCCTTTACTGTTATTTTTATACTTCTAAATATCATATCTACATCTACTTGGAAGGGGATATCCGTTGTTATACTGTGTGTTGCAGTGTTTATCATAATACCTTGATTATTCAATCCACTACCTATATCGTTAGCATCACTTGGATCTCCAACCGTACCAGATGTTGGTATATCTATTATTATATGATCATCTGCTCCTCTTTCAAACTTTATAGTGGCTGTAAAACCTTTTCTGTTTGGGGCTGAGTCAGATCCATAATCACCTTCTAATAGTAATTGTCTAAATAGTTCTAATGCCCCGTCTTGACTTGCACTACCATGAGCTGCATTTGAATCAACACTTGCGTCTGGTAAAGCCACTGTTGCTGACATAGAATACTCTCTTGGTCCTTCTTTTATTTCATATGGACCTCTTCTTCTTCTACCTTGCTTACCTATGTAATATCTAGGTTCTGAACCATTAGATATAGACAAAGAAAAACTTCTAATTCTAGCAAATTCTTGTCCAAAGAATTTTATGGTTCCTTCAGAAAAGTAGTAGGGTTGTGTTGTTGGGAATCCAGTCCCATCGTTTACACTTGCTCCATTATGAGAAGGCTCACCTACATCTGTCGCAGTGATTGATTGAGATAATGAATATCTTGGCATGTTGTGTGCTACTGAAGAACCATTATATAAATTTGTTCCCACTGTAGTTTGGCTCGCTTGGTTATGAATCATGTCTAAGAAATTTACACCATCCCAAGACATCGTCACCATCCCACCTTCTTCGGCTGATATAGTAGACGAATCAACCATACCCCCAAGATATCTTCTATTAAATGCTTTGTCTGAATCTTCATCACTTGGAAGCATATGAACATTCCATGTTACAGTATCTAAGTCTGCTTTTTCAACAATGCTGTGCGTGTATGAAGCAGCCCCTGTACACTCATCAACAGATACTGTTCCATGATCAAATTGCAAAGGATAATTTAATTTTACTACGTTCCCTGATGGATTAGCAACGACTCTTCTGACTTCAGATAGAGTGGCAGACCCATCATCTATATTTATATAATCCCCATTACCTAAGTTTGATGTCCCGTCTAGTGTAATATAAATATCACCTTTTTTGGCGGCTACTGATAAATTGCCCGAAAACTTAGTTCCAGATGTAGATGCTGGAGTTGTGACAACACTTCCTATTGGAAATCTAAGAGCCCATCCATTTAATAATGTAAAAGATCCTATAGAACCTGATAAGGTTTGTTGTCCGGGATAGGCAATGTTCCAGTTTCTTTTACTAGTTGTGTTTAGAAATCTTCTTCCTTCGATAGACATTTCTGGATCAGGGGTATCAATTGTTTCATAAACTCCGGGGATAAAAGTTATATATTTACCTTGACTTTGTCCTAAAGCTGTACCACCTATTTCAGTAACTTCTTTTACTTCTTGACCGCTTGCGTGAAAAAAAGCAGTAGCTCTATCAAGCTCAAAAGTTCTGGTAGTGCCTGATGCAGGTACTTGTATAGCTTCTATTTTTCTAAGCTCGTATTCATTCACTGAACTAGCTTCTGTTGATAGGGCTGTGCCTATTCTAATGGTGTCTCCTACTTGAAAAGCAGTACCATTAGCTACTGTAATAGATCTTGAGCCTGCTGAAAAGTCAGCATTAATTGTCGTGTCCCCAGACCCTGCAGTTCCATACCCCATCTCAGAGTCAGCCCCTTGAGCTGTCTCAGCAGCAAAGGTCAGTTGTGCCTGATCACTTCGATATATTGCCATATTAGTTCTCCCCGTTTGATAAACTTATAATATATTATACTACGAATTAAGTAGTTTCTAATAGGACAGCGTTATTTTCTAATTGAATGTCAATCGTACCTGTCCAAATGTTTGCTTGATCACTAGTCTCTTCTGTAAAAGATAAGAATTGTTGTCTTTGGAAATTAGTCAGTGAGTGTATTCTTGCGTGACAAATTCGTCTAACTTCTCTCATAAGATCATATAATCTTTGTCGACTAGTTAATGTAAATAATTCTAACTCTACTTGAAATACTCTATCTCCATACTTCCAATTTCCTATTGGTGTCTCAGTTAGTGCTGGGTCCCCGTTCCTACCTATAAGATGATCGCCTACATTTAGGTCAAATCTATAGGGTTCATTGGCTCCATTCACTGTAATAAGAGATGGTTTGGTTACATTTGAAGCGTTCCACTGACTATTTATGTCAGTCATTATGTCATCTATTGCTATTGGTTCAGGCATTAAAACACCTCAAAAGCACGCATACTGTCTAGGTTTGTTTCAATTTCTTGTTGCCATGAGTTTATACGACTTCCTAGATCATACCTATCCATACCACTCACAACAGCTCCACCAAAATCAGCTTGTTTTGATACTTCTATAGCTGCTAATTTCTTAGCGATATCTTGAATCATACCACCTTGTCTAACGTCTGTTTGAATATCCCTACCATTTAAGTAAGTCACTTTAACTGGCATGGTAAATTCACCCCCACCCCATCTCCATACTGGAGCATTGTAAGAAGTAAATCTTGCAGGAAGTAAGAAGTATCTAGAAAATTGTACCATTCCTGTGTCAGGAACTAAGAAAAAGTCTTTTGTCCTGCCCTGTCGTTTTTCGTCCCAATTAGCACCATTCCATATCTCTAACTTTAGTATTTTGTATGGATCTGGTTTGTCTAAATGAAACCCATTAAGATTAAATTGATGGTATTCATTAGCTACAAAATTAGGTCTCCAAGATTTTCTTGATTGCATATCAATATAAGATTGAGCTTCCATTATAAACTGCTCTACTGTAGATTTACTTGGAACAGTAGAACTTGTAAAGTCAGTACCACTGAGAACATTTTTAAGTTGCATTAACTCATAAACGTCCTTAGTCGTACAGTAAGCTGCATAAGGTCTCATTTGTATGCGTTTTATTGTAGGAGCAGTGGTAACACTAGCAGTACTTACTCGAACATAATATTTGGTTTCACCATTTATTGCATCTGTTGCCCAATCACTAAGTATGTTAGCCGGAAATATTTCTGCACCATCCCCCGAAAAATCAAACTGTCCACCTTCATTGTCGTCTGGATCTAGTTCATACCTTCCTGAAGCTGGAACAAATGTTGTCCAAGCACTTCCATTGTAATATTGCCATGTTAATGCACCTAAACTTCCAGCCGTATCTACATCAAAAACAGCCATATCAAATTTTGTATCATTCCCTAGATATAAATAATGACTTGATCCGCCAAGAACGGAAAAAGAAGTTCCCGCAGGGGATTGTGCTTCTAGTGTAACGTCAGTATAACTACTTCCGTTATGTGTAAAAACTTTATTAAATTCTGCCCCAGCAGTTGTTGCCATTTATATCTCCTAGGAGTCTTTATCTCCTTTGTTATCTTTTATCGCTTCATGAGCCGCATCTAAAACAGCTTGAGGCATATCTCCATCTGTTACTTCTTTATCTACATCTTTTGGTGTATCGTCTGTTCCTCTAAGGTACATTAGTACACCTTGTAGGTTTTGTACTTGTCCGACTAGTTGTTCTCTGTGTGCATTTACTTTGTTTAGTTCATCGACTAAAGCTTCCATTTTTTCAGTAACTGCTTGTAAATCACTTTGTACATCTATCTCTGCCATGTTTCTTTTCTCCTTCTTTGCTTTTTATTTTTTATTTTAGGATGCGTCAATAATAGCTGTCCAACTAATGGAATCTCCATCATTTTCTGCATCAATATATATAGTGTTTAGTTCTACATAGGCAGAGTCTGCTGCTCCAAGTGAACCAATATCCATTGTCCAAGTCTCATGCCTTTCTAATTTTTTACCAACGTATGCCACCGGGTCGCCACTACTAATAGTTGATTTCCCTATATACAAAGGTCCTTTATTTTTTCTTCCTGCCGTAATTTCTATCCATCTTACTTTACTTGCAGTGGAAGAAAGTTGGACTTCTGTTCCTGAAGTGCTTACTGTTGTTGTTCCTGTTTCTATTAACATAAAATCCTCCTAATTATAATGGTCTATATACGAAAGGGTAACTACTAAAGTTCTAGTCCCAACACCTCCATCAGACTGGTGATAATCAGTTGTAGTATCAAATCGTAAACCATTCCCTTCAGAGAAATAAAGAGGTGTGTCTTTTGTAATAATATCTTTATAATTATCTGCAGATAT